TAGGATTGCTTTGCTATCGGATGTAGCCAATGGATTGCGTGGTTTAAACGAGCAAGATAAGAACCTTCTCCGGCAACGATACGCTAATGGTGGCATGGACTTTGATGTGTTAGCCGTTGTGTATGAGATGACCGAGGAAGCATTGCGTAAGCGGGTGCATAGGGCTATCAAGAAACTTCAAGATAGACTGGGTGGAGAGCCACCTATTTGGTCAAACCGTAGGAGAATAGTCAGGTCAAACGCTCAGGCAAGAGCAGAAACACAGAGGCAAGAGTGAAAGACTTTGGCAGACTGACTATCAATGTGCGTTTAAACAGCATACATGCTTTTGGAGTGGGCTTTGATTTCTACCCAGTTGTAGAATTTATAGACGGAACTAATGATGCAAGGGTGCTTGCTCGCTGTTTACATTTAGATTTTCTTGTATTCTTTATTCACATAACTCTCTATCCGAAAGTGAGATGGCAATGATAATTGGACTATCGGGCTACGCCCAATCAGGTAAAGATACAGTTGCAGAACTATTGTGTTTAAACTATGGGTTCAAAAGGATTTCATTTGCTTTACCTATGCGTGATGCTGTCTATACATTAAACCCTTTTCTTGAAAGTGGTAATCGTGTTGCAGATTTAGTTGATGAGTATGGTTGGGATGTAGCCAAGGGCAATGCAGAAGTCCGTAGATTGCTGCAAGTATTTGGAACTGATGTTGGTCGTGAATTATTTGGTGAAACATTTTGGATTGACCAAGCGTTTAAACGAGCAGCCGAATACCAGCGAGTAGTATTTTCTGATGTGCGTTTTCCTAATGAAGCCAAGGCTATTCAGAATAAAGGCGGTGATGTATGGCGTATCAATCGTCATAACCACGCACCAGTTAATCATCACATCTCAGAGCATGCAATGGATAATCATTTGTTTAAACATGTAATCTATAATGATGGAACTCTTGATGATTTAAGTGATGAAGTCTTTATGCTTGCTAAAGAACTAGGGCTATAAAAGGAACAACACCCGCTGGGACTGGAACCATTGGGTGTTGTTCAGGGTAAAACTTATCAGATTAGATGCTTGCTTGCAAGTGATGGGTCAGCAACTCCAATCCTTTGAGCGTGTCGTATCCGCCTTCTATCATGGGGGCTAGTGCCTGCCCAAATCCCTTCTCGTTCATGGCACAATGCCCACTCTAAACACATGGCTTTGACTGGACAATCACCGCACATCCGTTTAAACAACGCTCGCTGGTCTGTTGTTAGTTCGTTGTTCTCAGGATAAAACAATTCCGTATCAATCCCCACACAATTACCCTTCGCAAACTCGGTTGAGTTATACGAAAGATAATTGTATGAAAGGTCTGCTATTTCTTTGCTTGCTATTACTCTATGATGTTGTGGTTTAAACGACATCAATACCACCGCTTGGCAAGGAAGTGTGCGTATGCTTTGCACGGGGAACCTGCGTAGCGGTGGTCAATGTAAGCAAGTCCTGCTCGGACTTGGATGAAACCGTCAGATGTCTTTTCGTATCCAACATTTTTCCATGTGGCTGGCATAAACTGTGCGATACCGTATGCGCCACTAGATTTGTTCTCTGCTTTATTTCGCCAATTACTTTCGGCAGTCCATAACGCCCACAAACAAGACCATTGTTCTACTTGATTGCGTTGCATTAGCAGATTGATTGCATGTAATTGGAAGTCGTTAGTATGGTAGGCAACCAACCCCACCGCTGGCTGCGGTGGGCTGGCTGATGAGATGGCTGTACTTGGTGCTGCTTGATAGCCAATGAGTAAGCCCAGTACAAACGCTGTTGCTGCCACCGTCTTAACTCCACGGGTGGTCAGGGTGCTGCGTTTAAACTTACGCTTACGCATCTGTCTTGATGGCTTTGCGGTTTCTTTAATCAGGGGATTGTACTTGCTTGCTTCGTTAGGTTTCATGCTGCTTTCTCCCACTCATGTAGTTCTCTCGGTTCCCAAAAGGTTTCAATAGTTGTTAACCAATAGTCCGAGATGTCTGTGTCGTACCCTTCACCATCATCTGTGCCAACAACAATCATGTTGCCTTTGATGTTGTCCCAGTATGTAATGTTGCCAGCCAGTAGGCATAGCAGCGTTGCGTTGTTGTTGAAGTCAAGGTCATGTATCTTGCCTTCTTCATTTATGTATGCAGTTGCGTTAGGCAAACGCATGATTTCAATAAGTCCGCCCACACTTTCCTGCATTTTTTCTAGTGAGTCAAATACCCTGCGTGCGTATGTTCCGTCAGGATAAAGGACAACACCCTTGGTTGCTGGATGATTAGCCATGTTTAAACACTCTCCTTTGCAGGTTTGTGATGCCACCTGTTTTCAATAGCAGTATTGATTTCGGTTCGTATCTTTTGTGCATCAACCGCAACCGATTGAATTAAACTATCTTGTGGATACGCATGTGCAAGGTTGCCAACCCTACGCAATACACCATCCAATGCGTTTGCTGTGTCGTACCAAATTAGTACGCCATTTTCGTACACTTGCACCGTCATAGCGACTCCAGTTCTGTTGTGTTTAAACGGTTGTTTGTATGTTTAACAATCAATCCTTCGCCTTTGTCTATGCATAAGGCATCCAGTTGAATTGCTAAATTGTATTGCCCATCATCCCCTTCACTTGGTTGATAGGTAGGAACCCACTCAGGTTCAAGGTTGTACTCAGCGTGGTTTTCATCTTTAAACCACCACATTTTGTAGCCTTCACGCTCATCCCATAGGAGATGGACATAGTATTCATCCCCTTGGTATGTGAAAGTGATGTCCTTTGTCCACACTCGGTCAATGTGGAGATGCTTGCTAACTTTAATGGCAGCCATGTTTAAACACGCTCTTTGTAGCAGCCATTGCAGACTTGATACTCAACGGTTTCTCCGTTGGTCATAACTCCTATGTATGAGTTCGTTGCTTGCTTGCGTAAACACCAAGCGCATGAACCATGCTTAACTCCATACACTTTATCAAGTATCGCCATGATTAACTCACCACCTGTACTGATTGAACCCGCATCTGTTGCCCACAAAAACGCACTTGCCACTCAATGGCTAGCGCCTTTGCTTGCTTCAAACTTTCTGCATAGAAAGTCTGCGGTTCCCACTCTTTCTTTGTTGCCTTGTTGTAAAGGACTAGCAGATAGGGCTTCTTATTGTCGCCCTGTTTCCACATGTTCTCCACTTGTTCATCTGTGTACATGTCCAGCCTTTCTGTTATGTTAGGTGTGTTGGTGATTACGCTGGTTAGACCTGCATCTCTCACCAACACAAGACCTATCATCTCATGCCCTATTCGTGCGTAGTCAAGCACATTTTAAAAATAATTCATAACAATTTTGTTATCTTTGTTTAAACATTTAGCACTCGCACTCCGGCTCTGCTAACCCATTGTTGTTTAAACATTTACCATGCCACCACCACCGCCACCACCACCTAGTTGGAATACGACACGCGTTTAAACACTTGGCTTGTGCCATGTGCTAGACTCACTTTTGTTTGCTAAAGCAAACAAAAGCGGGGCAAATAGGACACCTGTTTAAACACTCTAGTTATCCACAACTTTTACACAAAAAAATAACCCCGCCATTTCTGACGGGGCTATCTTGGTATGGTCGTTTAGTAGTTCATCATGCTGTGTTCAGTCATGGCTTCCCACTCATCATCATCATCAAACGCCATGTTGCGCCAGTCGTAGGTGTAAGCGTTGCGGTATGGTTTAAACGCTTGCCACTCCACAATCTTGCCGTCTTTGACTTTAAAATACTCGCCTTCGTTGGCTTCGTATGTCCAGTCAAGGCGTGTGTCTAGCATGGTGGCTGCATTTTCCACGGTGTCTAAGGTTGAACCGTAAACCAATGAGCCACGCTTGGTCTGACCAATCCACAATGGGGATGAGTTAACCCGTGCAAGGTGCAGCAGATTAGATGCGCCTTGTTCAATCCATGCCAGCGCTGCTGTGCCTTGGATAGTGGGCAGCAATTCGGTTGGATGCTGGGCAGATAATCCCAGCAATGCAGCCACGGCTTCTGAGTCAACCTTGCCGTTGCGTGCAACCTTTAACTGTTTAAACAACTCCCTGTCGTTGCTGATGTGTCCGTTGTGCGTTAACACAATCTTGCCACGGGGGATGGGATGGTTGTTGTTGTTATCTTTCGGGTCGCCTTGGGTAGCCCAGCGGGTATGCAGAATTGCGGTCTGTGCATTTCGGCATAGGTCTTTGTTGTATTGAACAAACTTTGTTGCTGGGATAGCAGCCTTTAGGATTACACGGTTGCCGTTGGCAGGGTTAATCCATGCGCTGCCCGTGGCATGTTGTCCACGGTGTTCAATGTCCAGCAGCATCTGACCTGCAAGGTCAGCAACGCTGGCACGCTGATGTTCTTTAGGGTTAAGGCAATAGCCTGCAATTCCACACATAATTTTTTCCAGTCCTTTCGTTGATGTTATTAAGTGAAGTTTACCACACGACCCGTTGACCGTTCAAACACCTTGTTTAAACACGGGTCTAGTTGGTTTAAGTATCGGGCATCTTGTTCG